GGGGCTGGGGTCTATCGGGGCCCTTCTTCTGGAGATCGCCGCATTTACCAAGCTGACCGGAAGTGCCAGCGGATTGACGGCAACCGGGTTTGCCATGGTTGAAATTGGGGCGGCGATGAAGATATTCGCCTCCGCCATGGCCGACTTCGGGCGGATGAGCCTGGCTGAGATCGGAAAGAGCCTCCTGGCCATGGGCGGCGCCCTGGCGGAGGTTGCGGTCGCCATGCGGGCCATGCCCAAGAACATGGTCTCTCTTGGGGCCGGGCTGGTTGTGGTGGGCGGCGCATTGAACGTGCTTGCCTCCGCCCTGTCCAAAATGGGGGGCATGAGCTGGGAGAGCGTCGCCAAAAGCCTTGTGACGATGGGCGGCGCTCTGGCGGAGCTGGCCATCGGCCTGAACGCCATGAACGGCACGCTTGCCGGTTCCGCCGCCATGCTGGTGGCCGCCGGCGCATTGGCCGTATTGACGCCCGTCCTGGTCACGCTGGGCAGCATGAGCTGGGAGAGCATCGCCAAGGGGCTTGTAACACTGGCCGGAGCGTTCACCGTGATCGGAGCGGCCGGCGCTCTGCTGACGCCTCTTCTCCCCACCATTCTGGGGCTCGGCGGCGCTCTGGCTCTGATCGGTGTTGGCGTCGCCGGGATGGGCGCAGGCCTTCTTCTGGTTGGAACCGGACTCTCCGCCATTGCGGTGGGGATCACGGCTCTCGCCGCCTCGTTGGGGGCTGGCGTAGCCATTATTGTGGCCGGCCTGACCTCCATCATCACCGGTATCGCGGCGCTGATCCCAGCCATTGCCCAAAAGCTGGGCGAGGCCGTGGTGGAGTTTGCCAAAGTGATTGCAAACGGTGCCCCCGC